CAGCAGCCACTAATTTAGTAGCCACTTCCTCAATAGCCTTTTCTACATATCTTTCTCCATAAATATAAGCAACTTTAACAGCATTCCATTCAAAGAAAGGATAAGAGTTGTTAAAGTAAATGATACCCATTTCTGCATCAAGCCACCAATCTTTGAGTCTAGCGTTATCTCCACTAACGCTTCCACCTACTAAATCAAGTGTGAATATATTTTGAGTAATTGTACCTGTAACTGCTCCTAAACTACCTGTTACTGCTACACACCCTTCAAATGTAGTAGATGACTTGCTAGTGTATCTAAAAATATCCCCACTAGTATCTATACATACACCTGCATTTACAAAACCTGCAGTGCTATCGACTGTGATTTGTTGGGTACTAAGACTAGCAAATGTAGCGGTTTTTGTAGTGGCTTGTGTTAAATCAATACCACTAGATGCTACAATAGAACAAGTTTCTCCTCCTTTACCTTGCCTCATACTTGTGAGTTTAACAACACCAGAACCATAATCAGAATTGGCTGTGGCTAAAAATTCATCATTAACCGCAACATTACTTGTGGAGCCTTCAAGAGTAAATGCGGTTGCAAATTCAACTGCTGCTTTACTAACTCGGTCCTCCTTATTGATAAGGTCAGCAAGGTTTTGAGCAGCAGTTACTTTGTCAAAATCCTTTCTCCAAGTAGTTGTACTAGTACCTATTGCTAAAAGAGCAGCACTACCGTTACCGGGTGAAAGTGCAATGTTACCTGTGGTTGTAGTCAAGTCATCAGGTAGTGTAATCCTAACTTCTGCACCTGCTAACTCTCTGTAATCGTCACCTTGCCAAAGTTCAAGTCTTAGGATTTGTTGAATGTTTCTAAATAATAAAGGAGTAGTACCTACATAATCTGTATAATATCTTCTCCTATAAGGTTTGTAAGTATCAAAATTGATATATTCTGCACTAACCAAATATGGCCTCCATGCATTGTGAGTAAGATTATCTATCCTATCTTGGATTTCTTTAATACGAGTTTCCACTGTACTACGTTTCATTCCACGAGTTTTACCGTTAGTGAATGATGATTGATTTTGAACATAAGTATTATCCGCTGATTGATAATCTGATGTAGAAAATGAGCCTGTAAAGTACAAAGCAACCCCATTAGAGCCGCCCTCAGTAACTGCTGTGATTTCTTTCTCTATACCTAATGCTTGAGCATCACTGTAAATTAAAATTGTATCTCCAACAGCAAACCCATGTGCTCTATAATCTGCACCTGTAACATAAACTCTATCTGCGTCTGAATCTGCACTAACTGCTACGGCTTCACCCGGTCCAATACCAAGTAACTCAGCAACCTTTTGAGCAGTTGTATAAACTATAGCATCAGGATTAAGAGGGCGTGTCTCTGCTTCCCCGGGGGAATATATCATTGGCATAGCATACCCTCCAAAATTGATTTTAACATTTGTTCACCTAAATTATAACCTATCATTGCATTTTGTATAGGGGTAGCCATTGGGTCATCATCATCATCTTGATTAACTGGTTCCATCTTACCTGTCACTGGGTTAAATACCATATTAACTTCTGGTGGTGCTGGTTCTAATGCACCCGGTGTAATAGTACCTTCTGGTCCAAACGCTTCTTCTACAGTTTCCTTTGGTGCCTCTGTTGGTGCCTCTGTTGGTGGCGGAGGTGGTGGTGCTTCTGTCGGCTTAGATGTAATAGGAGGCATCATGAGTTTGGGTTTACCATCTTCCGTTTCACTTTCTAACATAGCATCTAGTGCTCTTTGATACATATCTTGTAATCTTTTACCTAACTCTGGTTGCCCCATTTCTTCTGTATGCTTCATTTTTTGTGCTATCATATCTTCTATAGACATCTGTGCATCTTGAGCCTCTTGTTTCAATTTATTGTAAACATTCTGATATTCTTCTTTTTGTGCTTGCCTCTGTTCTGTTCTACGTTGCATACGCTGCCTTTTCTTTTTATCTCTTCTTTGTTGAGCCTGCTCATCTTGTTGTTCTTCAATTGCTCTAGCACTTTCATCATCATCTAATGTGTGTATTGAAGAAACACCTGCTTCACCACCTTCGTAAAGTAAATCTTTTTCTCTTTCTGGGAATTTTTGATAAACATCATAATCTCCTTCACCACCAACTAATTGACCTGATTCTCTTAGAGCCTGTTCTTTAAATTCTTTTTCACGGTCTATTAATTCAAGACCTCTTGATTGCATTTGACCAACTACTTCTTTTGCGGCTTCTTCCATGCTCCAATTATAAGTTTTCATTTTTCCCCTAATCTTATCCATTACTTCTTCATTAACATCATTAGGTACATCCATCCTATCTAAAATTAAATTAATCTTTGCTGTCTCTATTTGTTCAGGAGTTTCACGCTCTTTAGGTGTTGTTGCAGCCTCTGTTCTAGCAGCGGATACACCAACCCTAGCCTTTTCACCCGCTACTGCTGAACCCATAAAATCAGGATGATTTGCTATTCCCGGGCTTACAAGCCCCATACCTAATTTATTTAATACGTTATTATAATCTGCTCTAAGAGCACCTGATATCTGAGGCATTAACTCATTTAAAAATAATTGTTTTTGATATTTAGGAGTAAATTTTGTCTCATGACCTGCTCCTTTTCCTTTACCTGCTAAAGTATATTCACCTTCAGGTCTAAAACCTGTACCTCTTTCCTTTGGCTTTAAAGGAGTAAATCCTTTTATCTCCTCTCTTAGACCTTTCATACCTGATAAATCTTCTAATGCATGAAGACCTGATTGGTAAGGCTGTCCTTGTTCATCTGATAAAAAGTGAGGAATAGGCTGTCCTTGTTTATCTTTTGCTTCTACCCATTCTTTAACATGAGGTACACTTTCATCAAGATACTCTTTACCAGTTATAGGGTCTATTGATTTACCACCATATTTTGGAGTTTTAACTTTAGTATAAAAATCAGGCTCATCCCCTTCCCCTTCAATAAATTTATCTTCTTCATCTATCCACTTATGTCGTGTAATTTCTTCTTCATGTAAATTACCAAGATGGATTGGACCTTCATGATTCATTAAATTGCGTATAACATCATCAAGTTTACCTACTTCATTAAACATACCTTTTTGTTCTTGGCTCCTTCCTTGAAATAATAACCTGTGAAGACTTGCATAACTAGGATTATCATGTTGGTCATTTGTTTGGTCACCTGCATGTCTTAAGGTAGGATTTAGAGGGTCATCTACAAATTTACTAGCCTCCATTATGGCTTCTCCTGTTTTAGGGTCTTTACCCCTTACTGTACTCGCTGTAGGGTCTACTCTTGCAAATCCTGTACCACGTTTTTTGAATCTGTCTACCCATTGTTTTGTCCTTGGATTCCATGCTTTTGATTCGTCTTCTGGATTAACTTTCCAACCTGCTTCTATTTGAGCAGAACTTAATGGGCTATATCCTCTACCCGCACCAGTAATTCTACGTATTGTTTTACCCCTGACTTTGACTTTTTCCCTACCTGCCGCAAGTCTTGCTGCTCTTTCTGCCCTCATTTTATCTTGCCTATCAAGAATATTAGTAGTCCAATGTTCCGCTGCTTTACCTGATATACCGGGCCCTAATCTTGTCTGTGTACTTTCTCTTGTACTTTCATCAAATTTCCTACCGGGTTTTTTTACCCATACAGGTTTACCTTCTGTTACAGGTGCTATATCTCTACCACGTGCTTCTTGTGATACAGCATGTGGGTCTGCTAGTTTACCTTTAGTACGCTTAGTTTGTTGTTCCTCATGTATACCAGCACCACGAACTCCACCTGCATGTTTAGGTTCTTCTCCCGGAGGTGGTGGTGGTTTAGGTGTTGTAGTTACTCCTACAGGAGGTGGTGGTTTAGGTGCCCCTGTTGGTTTAGGTGTCCCTGTTGGTTTAGGTGTCCCTGTTGGTTTAGGTGTTGTAGTTACTCCTACAGGAGGTGGTGGTTTAGGTGATGCTGACGATTGTATATCTTCTGTAAAATGTCCAGTTACAGGAATTCCTTTTTTCTTAGCACGCTTTATTGTACTTTGAGTACCTTTACCAGTTCTAGAAGGAAAAGCCAATAAATGACTTGCATCATTAACTATAAGTTGATTGCGATGATGGAATTTTTGAGTACTACCTAAGTGTTTATAATCATCATGATGATGTTCTGTAAATGGTATACCATTTTCTTTAGCATATTGTTCAGCAAATTTATCTGCCCCCGTTTGTCCACCAGATATAATACTATCTGGTTTTTCATTTTGTTGAATCCATTCTTCTACTTTTTGTTTAAACGCATTATAATCTTTGAAGTGACGTGAGCCTATTATACCAAGATGAGTTCCCTCTTTACCTGCTGGTTTAGGAGTAGTAGGTTTATCACTACCAATAGCCCCCAAAGCCTCTTTAACTTTAGCCTCATATTCTTTCTCAGCCTTAGTTTTTCTAGAAGCCTTAACTAACACACTTGACATTATTCTCGCTCCCCTAAATTAAAATCCATTTTTGTTCCGCAAGCCTGACACTTTTCTGCCCAGCAGAAATAAAGTAGTCCGCACTTAGTACACCTAGTGCCTGCGCTTATATTAACTACGTCACCCACTTTACGAGTACGTATACGTTGTTGCTTAGTAATACCTTCTAAGGGGTTGTCTTCATTGAATACTGAACCATTACCATATGATTCAGCAAGTTTGATTCCACGTTTTTCAAGCCTTTCGATTTCCTTAAGACCAAGAGTGTTGTAATTTTCCATTCATATACCTCACTCTCATCAGGCACCTGCAAAGAACGTATAGCAAATCTCATTACGTGGACTCCAGCATACATTCACTTTGTCATACTTATCTGCTGCAGAAAATCCATTTTGGGTAGCAAGACCATAAGCCATAAAACTAGGGTCGGCTACAAATAATTCTTGATTATCTACTAATGCAAATCTAAGACCTGTTCCATCACCAAATGCAATTGCTGTAGCACTAGCAGTGGCTGTACAAATACCTACGAATTGAAGTGGACTACCTGTTGCTGCTGTATTATGTGCATAAACATCTTGTGCTACTTTTATTAAAGTACGCACATCTAAACTACCTTTAGCAGTATCATCTACTACAAGTGCACTAGTAGTTGCTGCTGCATAGCCTGCTGCGTTATTAACGAACACACCTGTGCCGTAAGGCCCCGGGCCTGCAAATCTTACTGTTGCTATCGTTGCCATCTTAAGTCACCGCCTTAGCGCTGACCTATTGCTGACCAAATACCATCGTGAGCCGCACCTTCTGTAAAATGAATTGTTGTACCTACAATCCCAAGCGGATTAGCCTGTTCGCTTGCATTAGTTGGCGCTACGAAAGCCATGAATACTTTCCTTAAGTGTGAAGAAACATCAATTGATGTATCCCCATTTTCCCAAGTTCCTGTTATCATCATTAAATCACCTATTACGTGTGTTCTAGTATCTATTGTTACTGCCATAATTATTCATCTCCTTTATTTTCTTCAACTGCCTGTTCTTCTGCCGCTTGTTCTGGCTCAGGTTCAGGTGGGTTAAGAACTTTATTAACCGATTTCAATAATGAGGACTTTGTTGCATAACCACTAGGGTTTGCATCATGCCCATTTAACCAAGCACGGATGTCTTTAATTGTCCATCCTTTATCTGGTATACCATCATTTAATTCATCAACTGTAACTCCTTCATCACCTTCAACTCTAAAGTTTCCTGAAAGTTCTCTCCTGTTGGAGTTAACCCACTCTTGAGAAACTTCTTCAGGGACTCCCCTAATCCATTCACCTGCGGCCCTATCACGCTTTATACAAGCGTAAAATGGTCCCATGTATGTTACTTTAGGCAATTGAATCACCTTAGACTACTAGTAACCACAATTCAGTTCCTGATAAATCTGCTGCACTGTCATCATGTTGCTTAATAGCAAAGGTAAGTACCAAATCACTAGTTTTAGTAATACCAAAAATAGCGGTTGCATCTTTGTGCTGACTTACACATGATAAAATTTTACTACATTGACCTGATAATGTCAAAGTGTGTGCATCTTTACAGTTATCGCCAAATGTTAAACTAACTAATCTTGGATTAAATCTGTTAGTTCCATCACTGTTTGATGCTGAAAATTCATCTACTCCGCCACCCGGATATGTTGTTCCAAAACCTTTCAACCATTCTGTTTCATCTTGGTCTACTCCGCCTTGTAATTGCATATCAAAGTTCATTGTAGGTGTATGTGCTGTATCACTACTGTGGTCTGTTGTATATGTTATGCCTCTGTGTGTTAATGTTGTTGTTGCCATATTTTTTCATCTCCTTTTAATTTTTTACTCATTTATCCTCACTTAAGGTCACGGATTGAACCTTGACCTCCAAAGAAAGTTGTCCATACTTCACCCATTGTTCTGTAAAGTCCTTCTTGACCTAATCTGTTAATTGCAAATGGGTCACCTGTTTCGATTCCACTTTCAAAGTATTGTGTAGGAATACCAGTACTAAAGTATAGATAATCTGTATCAAGCATATACATTCTGCTTAGACTATCTTTTGCTACATCTTTGGAAGGAATGATTGGTACTCCATTGTATGTTGCTACAACGAATCCCGCTTCGATACCGGGTACACCTTTTACACCATTGTATGTTGGTGTAACTCTTCTTTCTTCCATGAATCTTTGTTGTGTTTGTAACAATTGTTGAACTCTCATCAATGTATCATATCCTGTTAACATAACTTTTGGATTTCCACCACGGACCCATAGTTTTTGGAATAGGTCGTCTAAGTGGTCTAAACTTAAAGTTCTGTTAGTACTACCTGTATCAGCATTACCTTCAGCGAATGACCATGTATTTGCACTTCTGTCAATACTGTAAATATCTTCATCTGCTGCATCATAGTGTGTTCCTGATGTCATTGCTGTACTACCAGCACAAGTTACACGGTCAAGTGATTCTATATCATTGCCTGCAACTGTACTTAAATCTTGTAGTAACATTTGATTGATGTGTTCTGCATGGTGTTTACCCATTTCTTCTTTTAATACACTTCTTATGTCACCTAGACCATCATCCTTATCAGAAAGGAAAATTGCTACTTCTGACATGTCAAAAGCGTGAGCAATTGTTTTTGGTTTTGCTGCAACATGTTGGAATGTTGGTTTTGTTGTGTCTGGTAGTGTACCATTTTCTGCAATACCGCCACCAACTGATGTTGATGGTTTTGCAGTTACAACACGCCATCCGCTTCTGTCCCAAGGTTTCTTAGGTAGAATACTAAATGCGTTAAATTCTTGGTTTAGTTGTGACCAAACTTTTCGTCCATATATTGCTTGGTATGTACCTGCTGTTGTGCTTAGCATAGGTGCATCTGCTTTCAGTAGTTCAGAACCACTGTAAGAGTAACCCATTGCGTTTCCAGCACCGTAGTAGTACCTTTCCAAGTCTTGTACTGTTCTTACATAATTTCTTGCCATAATTTTTCATCTCCATTTATTTTTTACTATATTGGAATTTAATTCCATACACTCCCTGCTAATCTGTGAACATCATCCCAGTCCAAGTTAGCCATTTCATCAGAAGTTGGTATTTCTACTTTTGAAATATTACCTGCTGATTTCATAATTGGAGTTGCTTCTTTTGTTGCTAAATTATCAATTCTGCTTCCTAATGATTGGATAGCCTTTTGGATTTCTCCTAATGGGCCACGTGCATCAAAGGAAGATGCTGCTCTTGCATCTCTTTCTACTGTTTGTTCTTTTGATAACCTATCAGTAAATACTGAATTCAAACTTGATTTGAATTGTTCTTCAACTGCTGCTGCTTTAAACACTTCATAAGCCGCCTCTATTTCAGATGCGCTTACATTGTTAGGTGCAAGGAAGTTAGATTTCTTAACTTTTCCACCACTGCTTAGTCCAGCACGAGAAAGAGCACCAGTTGATGGGTTTCCACCTTCTGATTCACGGTTCTTTGTTTGTCCGTGTTCTGGTCCTTCGTTACCTGAGTAACCGCCCAATTGTGCTTTTTCTAAGTCATCAAAGTGAGTTCTTGCACCGTTGATGTCAACACCCTGTCCTTTTAGTGTGCTTTCCATCCAGTTCAAGTAATCACTTGTTATTACATCGCTATATTCTGACTTTTCTGTTTTTTCTTTATCTTTAGGTTTATCTTCATCAGAATAGTCTGCTGCATTCTTCTTTTCATTCATTGTATCTTTGTCTCCATTTTTTTCGTTTGAGTCTTCATCTTCTGAATCTTCACCTTCGTCTTTCTTTTCATCTTTTGGTTTAAGGAAGTCAGGCATTTCTTTAGCAACGCCTTCTGTTGCTCCATTTTCCATAGTATCCAATTTTTTGTTTAGTCGGTCAAGAACATCAGACAGTTCTCCTAGTGCGTTTGTTTCATTGCTCATTGTTGTATCCTCCTTTAATATTCGGAATGTTGCTTCGGGATTAATCCCTTTTTCACAAATTGTTACCTCATGTAGTTCCAACTTGGAGATTTCAGTGTAATCACCGTGCTCGGCATCGTGCTTGTTAATACGCTTAAATGCCTGTCCTCCAATGCTGAAACCTCTAAGGGCTCCTTTGCGAATTTCATTTGCGACTTCACGAGCCTTCTCGATATCGTCACGTAATTTAATAACAACAAACATACCAGAGTCATCTACTCCAGATTTCCATACTCGTCCATCGTTATCTGTGTAATCTTTTATTACTTCACCAACTTGTATATTAGAATGTGCAAGTTGTACATTTCTATAATTTGATGCTTTCATAAAATCCCCAAATGCATTTTTTAATGCACCTGATGTAATTTTATCTCCCTGCTTATCCACCATTTCTACACTAGCGTAACCTGCAATTACCAAATCATTTGACGACTTGATAATGTGCAGAGACCCATTCTCTATAGAAGGGCTGCGGAGAAGCGCTGCGGAAGCCATTAAGCCATCAAATTTCAATTCATACTACTTAAGAAGTCTGTATCACAGCCGAATCCTTATCTACATGTAAATGGGTCATTTCTTCTTCAGTATCTAAGTCTAAATCAATGGACTGCGGCTTATCTCCAGTCTTAGGACGAGGCTTTTCTAACTCCTCATCTGGTCTTGGCCGCCCATCATAGTCCGGTAGGGTGCTTTCATCCCTTGTTTTTGTGGGTCCAGTAGGCGATTCTACAGGGGTTGCCATATCAATTCCTAGTCCTCTCGCCCCAGTAAATGAAGAACCTACACTTCCTATAGATTTTTCAACAGCCTTTAATGCATTAACAACTGTATCCCAATAATCTGTGCCCTTTACTTTTTTAGGTTTAATCAAAGGTTTAGCATCACCTTCGCTTTCTTTGACTTCTGCTTTTTCTTCTTCTTCTATGTTTAAATCACCTTTTAATAAAATACCAGCGATAGGTGACCAGAACGGCCTTTGTGACTCAGCCATTCTAATTAACAAACGACTATCTGCTTTTGGAGAATGTACAAACCAACTATTACCGCTATTGGTTGCTTTGTAAATTATATCACCTTGTTGAAACTCTATCATAATATGTCTCTCATACCTTTTAATTTGATGAGGCCATTGTTCAGGATATGATTTTGTAAACGCTGCAAGTGTTTCTCTACTAGCCAAAGGCTCTCCTTCTGCTTCTTCTTTAATATCACCAGCATGTATAGTATATACATCAGATTCATTTTCTTTAAATGAAGTAACACTATCCATTGTAACCTTTACATAATCTCCTACATCAAATTTCTTATCACTGCGGAATACTGTACCCACATCCATATAGGTTTCATCCTCTAATTTTTTAGCCCTATCTCCAATTTCTTCACCATCTATAATCGGACCCATACCTAATCTGTAAGTGTATTCTCCATCTCCTTTTCTTTCTAATACAATTAAATTAACATCTTTACCGGGTTTAAGAAGTACCCATTTAGGATGGCGCTTTTCTCCTAGCATATAGGTTGACTTAGCATCACGTAATAAAATACGCTCCCCTTCTTTTTCTAAATCTTTGATTGTGTGTTCTAATCCAGCATCATCTGTAAATCTAGTATTATACGCCCCCGGTAACAATACTTTCTCATGACTTTCCATACCTCCTCTTAATATCTTAAGGCGGTCTTGTGAAGGTTCATCATGTACATCTTTGTCATCATATTCAATAATATCAAACACATGACATTCATCTCCAACATAAATAGTATCAATAAAGAAATTTTTATCTGTAGTCTTTTTCAAGGATTCTGCAAGTTCTTCACTTAATTTAGATTCACTACCATATTTAACACGTTTACCACTTACGCCTTCCCAAGCCTTAATTTCATCACCTTCTCTACGAATAAAAAATCTTTCACCTTCAGGCATAACACTTGCGACCCAATCTCCACTAAATCCTTTTAACTGTTCTATATCATCTAATTCAAAAATACGATGCATTGGTTGTAATGGTGGAGGCTGTTCTGAATTAAATTTCAATAATAAATCTGAATTGGTCAAGGAAGCAAGTGAGTGTTCACTATATCTAATTATATTACGAGATGGTGTATCCCTTGTAGAAAAATTGAGTCTGTCTACAGCAGGCATGGTATCGTGAGGAGTCCCCCCTTGATAGTTATGTTCCCCAAATTGGCTCATAAACTGATTAACTTGTTCTGGGGGTAAATGACCTA